GTTCACCGGCTTTGAATCCACACTCCCGAACTGGCAGATTGGTTATGTCGGTGCGGTCTTGACCATTGCTGAATTGGTCAACACCAAACCCAAGGCCATGACGAAGGTTACGGGCTACAATTCAATCAGCCTGTAAGGAGACCTACCAATGGCACTTGCTCTTAATAAGATCCTTGTCACAAATACATCTACAAATACAGCTTCGGCTTATTTTCAGACTGTATCAATTACCAGTGTTGGCATTGGTAATGCTACGGCCATGAACGCAGGTGTATCTTCGGCTCAGTATGTTCCTGCTGGCACATATGTGTACCCGCCCACAGCAAACGTGACTATCGAAGTGAACAACTACAACGCTTCGACAAACACGAACGCCTGGACAACTCTGGTTGCTGCTAACGTCGGCGCTCCTGTCATCATCTCTGATGGTTGGAACATTCGCGCTAATGCTACCACAGCAACTCAGACAGTTACTCTGTTCACGGTAAATGGTGGTCAGGCGGTTACTGGTCAGTATAACAGCTAAGGAGGACTTCCATGGCTAATTCTGATTCAGTAAGTCAAAATACCCAAGACTACTTCGGCTCGTATCGCATTGCGTTCGCGCCGGGGCAGTCTCTTGCCAACACAGGTAACGCTGTTATCACTCTTCCTATTCTGAGTGGTGGTATCGGTCCCAGCTTTGGCAATGGTTCGTACATCGTGCGTCGTATCACAGTATCCAATCCGTCGAACACGGCTGGCGGTACTGTGCCGAGCATGACTGCGGCCAACATCACAATCCTGACCAGCAACGATGGTAATACGTCCAACGCTATTACCACTGCTGCCGGTCAAACTTTGGGAAGCATTTCTGGTACTGCCACGTTCCAAGATCTTGTTCTTGTGAACGGTAATGCAAACGTGACAACACTTTGCACGGCTGGTCCCACTTATAATTCCCCTGCGTTGTTCGTAAAAGTTGGTGCTGCTGTAGCTAACGCTGCTGTCAGCATTACTGTTTGGGGCGACGTGGTGCAGCTCTGATGGCTAATGTTTGGGTTTTGAACACAACAGATCAGTCTTTGACTGATGGCTATAATGGCGATTTCTATGAATTTGCTCCTGGCAAATGGGTAGAGGTTTCAGAAGAAATAGCGGTCCATGTGTTTGGATACCAGCAAGAGAACAAAGAGCCGTATCTGATAAGACTAGGTTGGACGCGCTTTTCTAACGATCTGCCTCAAGCTTTCGAGCGTTTGGAAAAGATCAAGATTAGCAATCAACCTCAAAAAACCACTGCCAACCCGTCCCCGGTAGTGGGCCGAATCCCCCCTTCTTCCGAAAAGAAGGAGGGGGGTAAGGGGACTGACAAGGCTGCTTAATGTGGAGCGAAAATGGCGACTACACTTTCGACCTACATTACGCAAGTCAGACGCTTACTCCATGACGTAAACGCTAACTTTTGGACCGATCCAGAGTTAACGGATTACATCAATGAAGGGCGCAACCGTCTTGTGCGTGACACCGGTTGCCTTCGCAAGATTCAAACCAGCACAGTTGTAACGAATCAGGAAGTCTATAATCTGAGCGACCTGCCTGATGGCGCTTTGAATATGGATATTCTGAACATCAACCTGTACTGGGGCAATACGCGCTTGCCTTTGCGCTATTTGCCATGGACACAATTCAACGCTCAAATGCGTTTCTGGCAGAACTACATAGGCCAGCCGGTTGCATATTCTATGTATGGACCTGGCAAATTCTATGTTGGACCAGTTCCAGATCAAACTTACACGGTTGAAATCGACACTGTTATTCAGCCTGTGACGTTGGTTAATTCAACTGACGTTGACGAAATTCCGAACCCGTGGACGGGGCCAGTACAATTTTATGCGGCGTATTTGGCTAAATTCAAAGAACAGAGCTATGGCGAAGCTGAGTTATTCAAGAACCAATATATCTCACAAGCCCAGTCTGTACTTAGCACGACATACACCAGACGCATACCTGACCCCTATAGCCAACCATATTGATCCATGGCCCAGAAATCACCAGAGCAACGCAAGTCTTACCATGTAACTAAGGCCTTCAAAGGTCTTAATACACGGCCAAATCGTACTGCGTTGGATTCTGATGAATTTGCTTGGTTGGAAAATATCCAGCCTATTGGCTTTGGTAATCTAAAGGTAGTAGCCAACTCAAGTAACGTGACCATATCTGGTGGCGCAAATGTCTCTTGGTCCAATACTGTTACTGAGCTGACAAGCCTCAACCTCAACAACACAGACTATATTGTTGCTTTTGAAGCTGATGGTCGGGCTGAGTATTACAACATAGCCACGTCAACAAAAGGCAATGTAGCAACCACCGGCACTTTCTCTGCGTCAGGTGTGCGCTTGAGGCAGTGGAAGAACGAACGTGCATTGATTGCCGATCCCAACAACGGGTTCTACACTTGGGACGGAACCAATCTGGTATCTATCGGATCTATTGGATCTGTTGGCATAACAAACACCGGATCTAACTATACAGAGCCTCCGGTTGTTACTGTGTCTGCGCCTAATGAAACAGGCGGCGTACAAGCAATAATCTTGGCTTCCATTTCCAATGCTGCTGGCACAATTACCAACATCAGCATTACGGCAGGTGGTACTGGATATACAGCCTTTCCGACTGTAACAATTGCAGCTCCTTCTCAACCTACAGGCGTTCAAGCCACTGCTGTTGTGACCGGCATCACGAGCGGTGCAATCAGCTCGATACAGATCACAAATCCCGGATATGGCTACACAACGGCTCCCAGCGTTACATTTTCCAGTGGCGCTGCGGCTGCAACGGCTGTTGTTGGATCTGGCATAGTCACATCACTGACCGTAACTGAAGCGGGTACAGGCTATACGTCTGCGCCTACTATCAGCTTTTCTGGCGGTGGCGGTACTGGCGCGGCTGCTGTTGCCGGTCCTTTGACCTTCCGCAAAGGATCTATAGGCATAACAGTCAGCAACGGCGGTATTGGCTATGCCAGTACACCTTCTGTTGTCATTGGTGCTCCTCCTGGTGGCGGTACTCAAGCAGTTGCTACAGCCATCATGTTTGGCGGCATTGTTACTGGCGTCATTGTTACAAATCCGGGCAAAGGCTACACAAGTGCGCCTAGCGTATCGTTTAGTGGTGGTACGCCAACAACGGCTGCAACGGCAACGGCTGTCTTGACAGATCAGGTCATAACAGACGTAGCAAGTTTCTCCGGTCGTGCTTGGCTGTCTCAAGGGCGTAATGTTTTCTATTCTGCCGCAGGAACTTACAACGATTTCGTCAGCGTTTCGGCTGGCGTTGAAACAATCAAAGACGATACACTGCATAGCAATGTTACAGCTCTGATCTCTGCCAATAACTTCTTGTATGTGTTTGGCGACGATTCAATCAACGTGTTCTCGGACGTGAGAGTTGGAAGCACCGGCTTGACCAGCTTTACAAACACAAACGTGTCGGCATCTACCGGCTCAACGTACATTGACGGCATCTTTCCGTATTTCAGATCTTTGCTGTTCATCAACCAGTACGGAATCTTTGCTCTGGTTGGCGCGACAGTCACCAAGATCTCGGATGCTCTTGATGGCATCATACCATATATAGACTTTACATATCCTGTTACGGGTGGTCAGGTCTTGGTCAACAACATTTTGTGCGCTGCATTTAATGTTTATTACAACGATCCTCTGTCATCGCTAAGACCAGTACAGTTGGTTTTCTTCGACAAGAAATGGTTTGTGACCAGCCAAGGCACAGTCAAATATGCAACGCCTGTTGCTACAGCTAACAAGCTTTGGATTTATGGCACAAGCGGCACTAATCTTGTGCGTCTCTACAATGACAGCACAACCAACATTAGCACAACAATTCGTAGTGCTTTGTGGCCTATGGAAGATACAATCCGTGACAAGCAGGCATTGAAGTTTGCGTTTGAAGCTACAGTCAACACGTCTGCATCCTTCAATGTCACAGTTGATAGCGAGTACGGGTCAAGCCCTGTTTATGCTTTGTCAAATTCAAACACATGGCTGAACAATCTTGGCAATACAATACCTTGGCAAAACAATGTGTTGTCAAATATTGGCTGGATTACAGGTTACGGATATTCTCTCTACAAATCAGATGCGGCTCAATACGGCAAGTATCTGGGTCTCACTATCACATCTACTGCTCCTGCTTTCACGCTCAATACGCTTGAAATGGAACACGAACTAAGAGCGAGGTTCTAATGGCACTGCCGATCACCATTCCATATACATTCGGTTCGCAGACTGCACCGATTCCTCTCTCCAATCTGGACACAGACTTTTCTGTTGTTGTTAACGCTATTAACGGCATAGGAAACGGTGCTGTTGCATTGTCCAACGTGCTTATTACGGGTGGCACAATTTCTGGTGTAACAACATCAGCAAACGTATCTGTTCAAAATAATAGCACGTTTGTTGCAAGCCAGCCTTCTATCAACTTTATTCCTGGCACAAATGTTAATATCTCTGTAACAAACGATTCAGCAAATAGCCGGTCAAACGTGACAATCACTGCTACTGGAAGTGGTAATGGCGGCGGCACAGTTGATTCTGCTAACGTATCGTTTCAGTCAACTTTGGCTAACTCTGTTGTTAGAACAGGTCTTGCCAAATATTCAGACATTGTAAGCGTTAAAGACTTTGGCGCTGCTGGTGATGGATCTACAGACGACACAAACGCTATTCAATATGCTATCAATGATGTGGCTAGTGCTGGCGGTGGCACAGTCTATTTTCCTTACGGCACATACAAAATTACTTCTGCTTTGACATTTACGGGTGGAAAAATAAAGCTTCTTGGAACTGGTAAGCAAGCTTCTATCATCAAGCAGTTCACAACCAATGCCAAAATTCTAAACATAACCACGAACAATAACAGCGCGGTGTCCCTTGGTCTTACATACAATGGAACTCCTACATCTGGCGCGTCGGCTATTTATTGTTCTGGTTTTTATAATTATTTTGACGATCTTGATGTTGTCAACGTGTACAACGGATTTGAAGGTGACGGCACAAGCGTTACGTCAAACAGCATATATGTGGATAATTGCGAAGTAAGAAACTACGCAAATACAGGTTTTTATTTGCACGATCAGTGCTTTAACTGGATGGTTTCCAACGTATTCTGTGTTAACGACACTAACAGCTATGGCACTTTAGGAGCTATTCGGTTTTACAATCAATCTGAAGGCCACAGCTTTACAAACATTCAAGTGTATCAAGGCGCGTATTGCATTACGACTGATGCAACATCAAACGTCATGGGCAGTCGCCCAGCATATAACAAATTCAGCAATAGTTATTTTGATTCGTGTACCAGCGGGTGCAGCATCAACAATTCGGTTGAGTTTGACTTTGCTAATTGCTGGTTCTCGAATCGTCCGGCTTCCGGCATCAGCATTGCTACAGCCAATGGCATCAGGTTTACTGGTGGCGGTGCTGTCAATAACCAACAAAACGGTGTTTCGGTCGGAGCAAATGCTACGAAAGTCTCATTTGTCAACTTTTCTGCAAGAGGCAACAACACTGGCGGCGGGTCTTACTATGGTATTCTTTTTCAAGCCAATTGTTCTTATTTTTCGGTTATTGGCTGCGCTTTCGGTGATACTCTTAGCTTTGGAACGCAAGCAGCAGGGCTTTATATCGCGTCAGGGTCCAGTGATTATTACGTTGTTTGCGGTAATCAGTTTAGCGGCACTGGCGGTACTTATTCGGACAATGCTGTTGGCCTTAATAGGAATGTTTTAGGAAATCCGGGTGTTGCTGATTACACGAACAACACACTTCAAGCGACCGGCCTATATATTCATTCTTTGACATCAACGAGTACTATTGGAAAGCTGCAATATAGCGGCACGACGGTTCAAGCTACGTCTGAAGGCGGTGCTTATGAATTTTACACCAATGGGACACTGGCTGGTAAATTTGACACAAGCCAGAACTTCATTGGTTCTAAAAACGTAGGCACGGCAAACACCTATTTGCAAGACAACAGTTCATACAGAATCCTTCAATTAGGATCTAACACATCTATTTATAACGACAATTCTCCATTATCAGGTTCCGGTACAGATCTAAGCTTTAACATTCAAAGCGTTACAGGAGCTATGTATGTTGACAATGCCTCGTTTATTGTTGGCACAACCGGCAACCACATAACCCCGAAGAACTGGGTTTCTACAACTTGGACCAACCTGTCTGACCAGCGTTCCAAAACCAATATCACTGCCGTTACCCCTACGGATGCTTTGGCTAGAATCTTGGCCTTGCAGCCAAAAGAATTTGACTGGGTGCAGCCAAAATCAGGTCAGACGCCGCACAGCAGAGGCTTTATTGCACAGGAATTTGCTGTAGAATATCCTGCATCGGTTAGTACAATGTATGACCCGGACGTATCTGAAGAGCGGCTGGGTATTGGTCTGAATATGGACTATTTTGCCGATTTGGTAGGGTCTATACAGGCTTTGAAGGCTGAACTAGATGCTTTGAAGTCCGAATTTGAAGGCTACAAAGCATCACATCCGTGAGGTTAAAATGGGCGTCCAAGCATTTACCCCTATGGGGAACACAGTGGTTTTTACCGCTAACACAGTTGCTCCGACGCCTGTTCAGGCGCTTGCTAATGGCCTTGGAGCGAACCAGTACCGGATTGTGGTTCCTCCGGGCAGCAATATGGTCTTTCTTGGGTTTAGTCTGACTGCGGCTGGCGCGACTTCCAATGCGGTAGTCATCAGCAGCTCAACCTTCACCCTGCCTCTCTTGCCGGGTACGGACGAAATTCTGACATTCCTTCCAAATGCTTACTTCACCGGCATCACGGCTGGTGGCAGTACGGCTGTTTATGTGACCCCTGGCGATGGAGTCTAAACCATGGCTCTCAAAGCAGTGGCATCAACTACAGGGGGCGGTGGCAACGGCTCCGGCACAGTAACTCAAGTCAATACCGGGACTGGTCTATCTGGTGGGCCAATTACAACCACGGGCACTATTTCGCTTGCCAATACGGCTGTAACGACTGGCAGCTATGGTGGGGCAGCAACTGTCTCTGTCATCACTGTTGACGCTCAGGGGCGTATTACGGCTGCTTCTAATGCGTCTATTGCCATTAACGTAGCGGCTGTGTCTGGCGCTGTGCCTAACACTGTGAATATTCTGGCTGGCACGGGTTTGACCGGCGGCGGCGCTTTGACCGGCAACGTAACACTTTCTGTTACAGCCAACAGCACCAATCAGAAGGTCACAATCCAGAATAACGCCACGACGGTTGGTAGCGAACCTGCAATCAACTTCATTGCAGGTACAAACGTAACGATTTCCGTCAGTGATGATTCGGCCAACAACAGGTCAAACGTCACTATCAATTCTACAGGTGGCGGCGGCGGTGGTGGCGGTACTGTTACCAGCATTACGGCTGGCACAGGCTTGACGGGCGGCACAATCACTACGTCCGGCACAATCAATCTGGCTAACACCACTGTAACAGCAGCCACATATGGTAGTGCAACCCAAGTTGGGGTGTTTACGGTTGATGCTCAGGGGCGTCTGACTGCGGCGTCCAATACGAGCATAGCTATCGCTGCGTCGCAAATCACATCCGGTATTTTGCCTGTAGCTAACGGTGGTACAGGCGTTGCTGTTTCCAGCGGTGCAAGCAGCGTTGTTTTAAGAGACTCTAACGCAAACATCACAGGAAATGCTTTCTTTGCTGGTACAACAAGCACGGCTGCTGCAGGTGGTACAACAACTCTGTCTGCATCATCAACTCCAGTTCAAGTAGTTACTGGATCTGGTGGTCAAACATTTACGTTGCCCAACGCAACAATATTGCCAATTGGTGCAATATTTTCTTTTAACAATAACCAAACTAGCGGCACTATTGTTGTTAAAAACACCGGCGCAACCACGATTGCAACCTTTCAATCTGGTTCTTATGGAACAATTGTTCTTCTTGATAATTCAACATCTTCTGGATCTTGGGAAACACATTTCCAAGCTCCATCTAACACAAGCTGGTCAACCAATACTTTAGATTACCCCGGATCTATTACATCTGCGACATGGAACGGTAATACTGTTGCTGTCAATCGCGGCGGTACAGGGGCAACTACACTCAGTGGTTATGTTTTTGGCAATGGAACCTCTGCATTTACTGCCAGTGCTACAATACCCAACTCAGGTCTTGCCAATAGCTCTGTGACCGTAAATGGCACATCTATTTCTCTTGGCTCATCCGGCACAGTAACGGCTGCAGCAGGAACTCTGACCGGCACAACACTAAACGCTACTGTTGTTTCGTCATCTCTGACCAGCGTAGGTACGCTTACATCTGGCACATGGAACGCTGGCACTATTGCTGTGTCTTATGGCGGCACAGGTGCAACAACTTTGACCGGCGTATTAAAAGGCAATGGCACATCTGCCTTTACGGCAGCAACGGCTGGCACTGATTATGTGGCTCCTGCAACTGCAACCACATTCACTGCTACCCAGACGTTTAATGGTTCAACCAGCGTTCTTGCTGAAGTGTTGGTCAACGCTGCTGAAACTACGACCGTCAGTGCCACTGCTGCGACAGGCACAATAAACTTCGATGTGACCACGCAATCAGTGTTGTATTACACTAGCAATGCGTCTGCTAACTGGACAGTTAACTTCCGTGGCAGCTCTGGCACGTCTTTGAATACATTGATGTCAACGGGTCAAACCATGACAGTGGCATTTCTTGTAACACAAGGTTCGACTGCCTATTACAACAACGCACTGACTATTGATGGCACATCTGTCACGCCTAAATATCAAGGTGGTACAGCTTGGTCGGCAGGTAATGCGTCCGGCATCGACGTTTACACTTACACTATCGTTAAAACGGCTAGTGCCACATTTACGGTTTTAGCTTCCCTAACTCAATACAAGTAAGAGATCGCTATGCCCACAATTATTACAAAAGGTGCAAAGACAGCGCAGGGTTATGGCTTTGCAGCTCAAGCTGCTGCTGCGGTTGTGCCTAATTACATTGAAGATGTGTTTTCGACGTATTTGTATACGGGGACTGGCTCAACCCAGACAATTACTAATGGTATCAACTTATCTGGTAATGGCGGGTTAACTTGGATTAAATCACGCTCTGCGGCTACAGATCACAAATTAACAGATACCGTTCGTGGCGCTACAAAAGCAATAATTAGCAATACTACTGCCGTACAGACAACAGATACAACTGGCTTAACGGCATTTGGCACAACAGGATTTACAATTGGCGCTGATGCTAACTACAACACTTCTGCCGCCACTTTCGCCTCATGGACCTTCCGCAAACAAGCGAAGTTCTTTGACATTGTGACTTATACAGGGACGGGTACGGACCCACAAACAATATCTCATAATTTAGGGTCAGCGCCGGGGTGCATGATTGTTAAAAAAACAAATACATCAAGTAGTTGGTATGTATACCATATAGGAACAACAAGCCCTGCAAACTCTAGAATATTATATTTAGATTTGACAAATGCTGAAAACGCCACTTCTGCTTGGAATGCTTACACACCAACATCAACTAATTTTCAAGTTGCTGGTGTTGGGACAAATGCTTCTGGCGCAACCTATGTCGCCTACCTCTTCGCCTCCAACGCTGGCGGCTTTGGCTCTGCTGGCACTGACAATGTGATTACTTGTGGGTCGTACACAAGCGATGTAAGCGGAAATGCTACAATAAACCTTGGCTATGAGCCTCAATGGGTAATGGTAAAATGTTCAAGCACAGCATCTAATTGGTTTATATGGGACACAATGCGCGGTCTAAGTTTGACCAGTGATTCACCGCTTTACGCAGATACTTCGTCAGCAGAATCAACTTCTATTGCAGACAGAATTGACCCAACTGCAACAGGATTTAACATGAAATCGTTTGTTGCTGCTAACGCACAATTTATCTACATAGCCATTCGTCGTGGCCCGATGGCTACGCCGACATTAGGAACGAGTGTGTTCAATACAAATGTCGAAACAACAACTACAAATCCGCAGACGCTAACGACTGGCTTTCCTGTTGGCTTAAATATTAACACAACAACGGGATCTGGAACGTTTAGATATTGGGTTGATAGATTGCGCGGCGGCGGTCAAGAAACTAGTTATGTTGCTTTAGCTTCAAATAACACTAACGCTGAATTTACGGCTGGTAGTAGCACAAGCACTCTTTATCTTGATAATAATACTGGTTTTGTAGATTATGGATATTGGAATACAGTTGGTGCAACTTATTGGTCATTCCAACGCGCACCCAGCTTTTTTGATGAGGTTTGCTATACGGGGACAGGAAGTGCTACAACATTTAATCATAATTTAGGCGCTGTCCCTGAGTTGATGATTGTTAAAACAAGAAGCGGTGGTTCAAATTGGGCTGTTTATTCATCCGCAATTACTTCTTCTAAATATTTGTCTCTTAATAGAACTGATGCCTCAACCACAGACTCTACATATTGGAACTCAACAACTCCAACATCTACAGTATTTACAGTTGGCACGGCTGCAACGGTTAATTCATCTGGAAGCACATATGTCTCTTATTTATTTGCTACACTTGCAAGCGTCAGCAAAGTTGGGACATTCACTGGCACTGGCGGCACACAAACTATCAATTGCGGGTTTGGCGCTGGCGGCGCTAGGTTCTTGCTTGTGAAGCGCACTGACAGCACAGGAAATTGGTATGTATTTGACAGCGCAAATGGATTTACAAGCTCATCTAGCCCATACCTGCTTATGAACAGCACAGCCGCACAAACTACAGGCAACAATGGTTGCTACGCTGCCAGCACTGGCTTTACAGTCACATCTACCGCAAGCGCCACTGTCAACGTCAACGGCGCTTCTTACATCTTCCTTGCCATCGCATAGGTGAAACATGCTCATTCGAATCAAAGATACAGGTCAGGTCATGTATGAAAGCGAGTTTCGCTCATATCATGCAGCCACGACTGGCGCATCATGGGAGCAAACTACCGTTGAAGTGCTTAATGAGCTGGGCGCTGATCCCGTATTTGAAGGGCCGCAAGCAACTGGTGGCACTGTCTATCAATACAGCCAACGTGATGGCGTAGAGCAAATAGACGGTCAGTGGTACACCAAGTATGTGCTGGGGCCTATCTTTGCTAATGCAGAAGATGAGGTTGCATACAAAGCCGCCAAAGATGCTGAGCAGGCAGAGCAGGTTCGTGAAAACAGGAACAAACGCCTTTCTGATTGTGACTGGACCCAACTTGCTGACGCTAAAGTTGATAAGGACGCTTGGGCTACCTATCGTCAGGAATTAAGAGACTTACCCAGCTCTCAGGGCTTTCCTTGGAACGTAACATGGCCGGTGAAACCATAATGGACACGCAAAGCATCATAAATCTTGCAGGTGGAGCTGTTTTGGCGGCTATAGGCTGGTTTGCCAGAACCATTTATGACGCTGTTAACGAGTTGAGGAAAGACATTCACGATCTGGAAGTCGATATTCCCAAACGCTATGTGGCTAAGGATGACTTCAACATCACCATGAAGCACATAGAAGATATGTTTCAGAGAATATACGACAAAATAGACGAAAAGGCCGACAAACGATGAATATGGAAGTGCTTGCAAGCGTTAAATTTGGCGAACAGGAATCCCTGAACGAGTTTCTGTTTGAAAATGGCTTGCAACACAAGCTTTTCAGAGATGTTTTGGCTCAAAGCAACCAATTAGGGCCTGCATACCCCCTAATAGACGTGGATGTGGACCTATTTGACGACTGGTTACAGGCCCATCAGGTCGAACACGAGTTCTTTGCCGCACAGCTCAATCTGTCCAATCCGTTCAATATGCTGGACGCTGATTTCCGTAAAGAAGATGACTTTTACGACTGGTTAAGTCAACATTACCTCATTCATCTGCAAATAGCTGCGGCTCTGAAGGTGTGACATGGTTCAAGGCGTTATTCCCAACCCCATAAAAAATTCTGAATTGTTAAGCTTTAGCTCGAAGGGTGGCGGGAAGAAGCCTGAGCAACCCAAAAGCTCGGCTGAGATCATCCAAGCGGC